CGCGCTTCTGGACACCACCGCGTAATAGTGGTCGCGAGACTTCTCGTGTTTAAGTCACAGTCTTTAGCGATTTGTTCGAGTTTACTCTCGAGGTTTTATAGGCGTTTCCTCTCGCCGCTATTTAAACGATAGCTCGTAGAAAAGTCTAGAACAACAAACCCATAGCTGTGTCAAGAGCAACGACGCTAATGGAAGACAGAGCCTTAGAAGCCAGTTCTTCTATTTTACTAGAAAGTACTGACGTAGATTCAATCTTGTGAACCGCTGGACTAGCCGTGATAGAGGCTGCAATTTTCTGAACAGAGGGATTAGGCATACTAGGCTGCGTAGCAGCAAGTGCTAAAGCCGCTCCGTCTTCGAATTGATACTCTAAATGCATGATGTAAGTCACATGTAATACGTTAGTATTAGCAGGACCTCCAGTCAACAATACGGTAGTGGGGCAGAACCCTGGGGCTGACCAGGCATTAACGAGGTTGGTGGGAGAGACAGCAGAAGGAGAGTAGAAGTGTTGAGGCACCTGAGAGGTGTGAGGCACAACTACTGGAACATCTGAGCAGTCTATCAGAGGAATATCTCTAGCTAACGAACATCCATAAGTGTTACCACTAATGGCGCCCATGGCGCTAGAGTTTTCAACTGCAAACTCTCTCAAATATACCATTCCTGAGGTCGTCAACGAAGGAGAGATTCTCTTGATTCTATATCCACACGAAACTATGCGGAATTTCGAAACTTCGGACAACACAGGGACTACTGCCGCTGGCATAGAAGTAAAGTTCATAACTGAACCAACAATTGAATTCGGCCATACAATCGAACTATACGAGACGTTTGGTAAACAAACGAATCCTGCTTCACCGGAAGCTCCAGTGGTGATGACTGCGTTCTGTTCAATCGTAAAAGGAAGAGTTCTAATGCTGGACTCATCAAAGTACTTTGCTCCCCTTGCATGTTCGCAGAACGGGTCTGTGATACCACAGATCGTTCTCATGTAAGAGTTCAAGACCTTTGACGAAACAGTTGGAGGAACCTTGGTCTTAACAACAGGTTGAGGTTTCGAAGCTTCAGGTTGTGACACCTTGTTCTTCTTAGCTCTTGATCTTTTCTTCTTCGCCTTCGCTGAAATCATTTTCACCCGCGCTTCTCTCACGGGTTACGATGCGATCAACAAGGAGAAGTGATGCTTTTAACGATTGCATCTAACGATCAGTTTTAAACGAAACTGACAACGTGAACTAGTTTTCAATCGTTGCGGATTAAGCATAGGCGGCCATGCCAAGGCCCGAAGATACACTGTACGAACCATTCGAGGGTTATATATACCGTACAGGCAAGTTAGTATCTTAGTGATACCGTACTAAGCAGTTTAAAGAGTTGCTTAGCTCAGAAGATACGGTTTACTCTTCGTCGTCGTCTTCCATCCAAACACCTGTGCTGAGACCAATGTTCAACATCGGAGCTTTCTCTGCGTATAGAGGATGAGAAGCGAACAGGTCGTAGAACTGACTCATCAGAACATCACCCGTTTCATCATCTTCACATCCTTCCGGATACTTGAAGTAACAACCAGCAATGAACTTGTCTATGTTCTCTTGGTAAGCCCTGTCAGAGAAGAACTTTGTCGAACAAAAGTCAAAGCCAGTAGATGCGTCCTGCTTTACAAAATCTGTGATCTTGTAACCGTATCGCAAATACCCTTCGCTCATATCAACCCAAGAATCCTTAAGATTATCATCACCAGCTGACTTCAAATAGGTGAGTTCAACACTATACTCTTTGGCGACATCAAACGCCAAGGATGATCTCTTCAAAGATCCTCCAGAGAAAGTGGTGAATTCTCCAGAACTTACGTGGCCCGGAGGAGTGGAATAAAGCTTTCCATCGCACGTTTGCACGACTCTGAACGCTCCACAATAGGCTTCAGCTAGCATCAAGTACAATCTCGGTCTGTTCTCTACGAAAACGTCTCGAAATTTACCCGACGCAGGCATAAGACCCCACTCCTCGACCCAGCGCCACATAGGTCTATAATGAGTATCAGCTCTACACGACCACTCCCATCCTTGAACATCGGAAGAAGCTAGCTCTCTCCCAGCGAACTGAGCGAATAAACTAGCTCTACCATCAGGAGAGGTGATATCTAACGCCGTCGCAGTTGGAATGTTCCTGCGAGATTGTTCGAACATCAGAGCGTCCTTATACAGAACTCTTTGAATTGTGTTCGTAACTGCAGAAACCATGCAAACGAGTCTAGGCGGCTTGGGTACGCCAGCCTCGACTGCGCGAGGTTCACCTTTCTTGACTATCAAGACAGGGTCAGTGTAGCCCTCTAGCACCAAGTGTCGAGCAGTCTTAGCTCGAGATGCGACTAGGACTTCAGAAGCTTGTTTGACATCAGGATACCACTGAGTCAAGAGTGCATTCATTGGATAACCAAAATACACCATCAAGTCGAACTCAGCCTCCGGATCATCATCACGAGCCTCAAGAAAGTCGAACAAGGTTTTACCCAGGGCGAACAATCTCCTGATTCTTTCGTCGACGACATTCCAGAAATCTGCCTCCATCAAAGCTTTCAGCCTTCCATTCGTAGACTGAAGAAAATTAATAGGGGCACCTGGAGATTTCGAATCCTCTAAGGAATCGAACAATTCGACCTTAACGATGTGCTTAAGGGTCCAAGTCGAGAGATCATCAAATGACGTGAACTCGAACAAGTTATTAAATTCAGGAACCCTGGGGGTTACTGGCATATAAAACTTTTCCAAGAACTCATTAAACTGAGAATCCCTCGAGAAGAAAGGCAACGAGCGCCGAGTAGCCGTCAAGTTTTCGTTCCTCTGTACATAGTACTTAAACGTCTCGCTGTCCGGCTTGGGGTAGTTGCGTGAGTAGTAATGCTTAAGAAAGAACCCTACTGGCCCCCTTTCTTGGCCTTCGCCCTCTGCCTCCTCTTCTGACTCTTTGACATACGTGGCTCTGAACTTTGCTCTACCGAGCTCAACAAGTTCTGAGGAGAGATCTCCTGTAAGAGAGTTGATTCTGAAAGACTGGCTAAAGTTGAGTCTTCCGGGGTTTCCAAAGGCGAGGCTGGAATGCTTTCGTTTCCAGGCATCCGCCGCGTTATCGAGATCAGCGTTTCCATCGATCTGAATTGGAGAACTCTGGTGGACTCCTCTTTTGCGAGCGGTTCGGGACGTCGCCCTGGGGAAAAGAGGAATCTCTCCTTTCTCCAGAACAATCGAGGAACTCTCTAAATGAGCGTTTCTCAACCTCGTCCTTAACTCGTCTCTGACGTCTCTAGAGCTCCAACCTCCTCTTTTGGCTTCCAGATAGATCGCCTTGGAAATTCTTTCACGTTTCTCATCGTCTCCAACGGGAGCGTCCGGATCTTCCACCAGACGCTTAGCTCTCTGCTTGAAGCCTTTAGAAGCGTATCCAATCACCATAGCATATCCATCTTCATCCTCAGCAAGGTCCTCTTCTTCAGGTTCCCAAGATTTCTGCCCAGATTTGTAGAGATCCCATTCGTCGTCATAGTCCAATTCAGTGCACCCCTCTGGGTACTCTCTGAAATTGGCAATCTCTGACTCCTGTCCACCCGTTACGGTGGAGGACAACGAACGAACTCCTTTGATCGCAATGACATCACCTAGGAAAGGGATTTCGAAGTAGTTCTTGTTTTCATCGGGGATCGCTCCGCAATGAACACCAACAAACTTCCCATGTTGAACAATGGGGGCTCCGGAATCTCCTGGGTTAGAGGAATAGTTGCTCTTGAATCTTCTCTGTCTTACAAGATGCGTATCTTCTGTTAACTCATCATCCAACCCAAGAAGAGTGGTTACAGCCGTGGGAGCGTTACCAGTACTCCTGTGTTGAGTGAATCCTACGTACGTGAAAACGTTAACTGGTGCTCTAGGATCGAGATAGGCGCAAGGCATCGCACTCGTTTGACATACAGCACCAAAGTTACTCGGTGCTTTCATCATCGCAATATCTCTACCCCTCTCAACAAAATCATAGATTTCGAAAGAGAATTTTCTATAGCCCTCGTCGGCGGGAACAAAGAAGAAAGGTTGCCCTTTGCTCTTCGCAATCCCATCGATTACATGCCTGGCAGTGAAAATCCAATTTCCCTTCTTGAGCAAATTCACGTAGGTCGCCTGCCCTAATCTAACAACTGATCCGTCTTCCATCACTGCACCGATCATCATAATTCCTTTGACTGGAACTATCGTCCTGGAGACGGCAGCTCCTGTAGCCATTTCTTGAACGACTCTTCGAAAAGAGCCGGACTCGCATTTGGGACATCTCAAAACGTTATGACATGAATTGCAAAGAGTAGCAGTTGGAGAACATAAATCATGCTCAACAGGAGCCACAATCACAAGTCTATCCTTAAACCAATGAAACAGCAACGCTATAGCGATGGTGGCAGTCATGGAGTTAGACAAAAGGTAAGTGGTAACAGCCCACATCAATGTGTGATACCATTTGGGCTCGTGCTTATTCAAAACTGAACTAGCAACAGAGCGAAAGATATCACCAATGTTCATGTAAATGTAGTAAATAGGAGTGAAAACAAAGAGACACAAGAGCAAGATCACAAAACACCTCCAATCTAGACGACTAGAAGTGAAAGGCTGATGCTCAAAAGTGTAAGCCTCGAAGTTCTCACAGAACTTACCAAATCCATAAACTCCACTGGTGGAGTGCCACAGAAACTCGAAAAGTTTAACAATTATTGTGACGACGAACACGACGAACTCATAACAAAGCCCGATAAAATCGGGGGTCGCTTTAAAATTAGTCATGTTCAGAAAAGATTTCGTTG